CCTGCCCCTCTGCGCTGACGTGCGTGCGCCCGCGATTATGGCGGTAATAGCGATTATTGCTCGGAGGCCAGGGTAATGTGATGCTGTAGGTATTCACGCCTTAATAACCCCCTCTTTCAGCCACATAACCTGTGTTCTCGCCATACCTTCCAGCGCGCATTCTTTTGCATATGCAGCATCGACTTGCTTGGCATGCCCTTTACCGGCAATCTTCTGTATGCGCTAAACCTAGATAGAATCCACTCTGTGCACATTGAAGCCCGCTCTATGCTTTCTTTCAGGTATTGAAGGGATTGAGATGGGCTAAGCATTATTGGCCTCCTGCATCAGGAGAAAGACAATCATGGCGGCGCGGAGAGGTCTGGTATCAAATATTGGGCTTACGCCTTTTGCATCCACACACCATTCAGTTAACTGGTCTAAGATAGAAATCCTGTATTTCTCAATAATCGGCCATGAAGCGCTCGGATCATTGCAGTAGTCAGGCAAATGATTTAATGGCTCAAAAGTTGTATCAGCATTTCCGTAATACCATTTGTTGGTGTTATTCCCTGATGTTTCCGGTTTACTTGCCCAAAGGCCTTTAAAAATTATGTCTCCTACCATTCTGTTAATTTCAAAATCACTTAACTGTGAATAATCCATTGTCATTTCCTCGCACGATATCTTAGCCACCGGATATCCCACAGGTGGGCTGTGTAATTGAAGGTTTTTACGTCAGATTCTTTTGGGATTAGCTTGCGTTTATTTCTGGAGCGTTTCGTTGGAAGGTATTTGCAGTTTTCGCAGATTATGTCGGTGATGCTTCGTCGCTGTCGTCTCATGCAGCCCTCCTGACGCCCTGCCCGATCGCCATCAATGCCGCTTTGGATACGGTAGTAAACATCCGTCGAGGACTGATGAACGGTCGCCAAATCAGCAGCATGGAGCCTTTGCTGTTTCCCTTCTTCTCCAGCCCTGTCGATGGTTCGATAAAATTAATCCGTCCATCAGTGATAATACGAACTTCGTCAACACTCTCCAGAGCCTTGCTGAACCATCCGACAGACATATCCTCTGGCACAAGCATCACTACCGTCTGTCGCTGTTGTATACACTGCTCAGCGGCTTTTTCCACCCACGGCCTGATATTGCTGTACGGTGGGTTATTCCAGATTGCACCGTGGCTTACCCACTCAGAATTGAGCGCGTCGTCGTCCTCAGTTAGCCAGTGAGCGCACAGAGCATTTTTGTCGCTCGCTGCCGAATCCAGCCAGAATCCAAACTCAATATCCAGTGCATCAAAAAGCCAAAGCGGCGTTTGCCAGCAGTCCTTGTCGTGTGCTGGCGTATTTGATTTGATAGTCATGCAGCCCGATCTCCCCATCGCGCTTTCCATTCGAGAGCCAGTCGCGCTTCGTCTGACCACTTAACGCCACGCTCTGTACCGAATGCCTGTATAAGCTCTAATAGCTCCGCAAATTCGCTTACACGCATCCTGCTGGTTGACTGGCCTATTACCACAAAGCCATTCCCGGCAAGGTTAGGAACAACATCCTGCTGCTTTAATGCTGCGGTAAACACACACTTCCAGCTTTCTGCATCCAGCCAGCGACCATGCCATTCAACCTGACGAGAGACGTCACCTAAGCAGGCCCATAGCTTCCTGTTTTGGTCTAAGCTGCGGTTGCGTTCCTGAATGGTTACTACGATTGGTTTGGTTGGGTCTGGAAGGATTTGCTGTACTGCGTGAATAGCGTTTTGCTGATGTGCCGGAGATCGAATTTCAAAGGTTAGTTTTTTCATGACTTCCCTCTCCCCCAAATAAAAAGGCCTGCGATTACCTGCAGGCCTGTTATTAGCTCAGTGATGTAGATGGTCATCTTTTAACTCCATATACCGCCAATATCCGTTTCATCGTGGCACTCTGGCGACACTCCTTAAAAATCAGGTTCGTGCTCATCTTTCCTTCCCGTTCTTCCTTGGTAGCAAACCGGTAATACACCGTTCGCCAGACCTTACCTTCGATAACCAGAAGACCTGCCCGTGCCATTTTAGCCGCGGCCTGATTTATGCTGGTTACTGTTGCGCCTGTTAGCGCGGCAACGTCCGGCGCACAGAAGCTATTATGCGTCCCCAGGTAATGAATAATTGCCTCTTTGCCCGTCATACACTTGCTCCTTTCAGTCCTAACTTAGCTTTAATTTCTGCGATCTTCGCCAGCGCCTGAACACGATTTAGAGGTCTGCCGCCCATGACAGGAAGTTGTTTTACTGGTTCAGGTATCGTCTCACCACGGTTAATTCGCGCTGTCATACAGGTCAGTTCATCGGCAGCCTTGCGTCGTAATTCCGCGTCAGTCAGCGCATTGGCCCGCATGTTCTGGTACAGGTTGGTAACCAGCCAGTAGTGCGCGTTCGATTTCCACGGATAAGACTCTGCATCCGGATACAGGCCTCGCTTCCGGCAATACTCGTAAACCATATCAACCAGCTCGCTGACGTTTGGCAGTCCGGCGATAACGGATGCTTCTTCCCGGCACCATGCAACAAACTGCCCGGGTGATGGCAGAAATGGTCGATTCTGCCGACGGGCTACGCGCATTCCTGCGTTAACCTGTTCCATTGTGGTGATCCCGTTTTCCCGGAAAGCCAGAACCCACTGGCGGCGGATTTCGTTCAGTTCGTTCTGGTCACGGTTAGCCAGACTCGCCGGGAAAGTTGCCAGTAACTGGCTGAACACACCGTTGATGATCTGCGCTACCTGCTGTACCTGCGGCTTTTCGTCGTACTGTTCCGGCATGTTGTTGGCGATCCGACGCATCTGCTCACGGTCAAAATTAACCATCTGTGCGGCGATGTTTTTCATAAATCCACCCCGTAAATCCAGTCAGTGTTTGTCAGGTCGAGTTTTGGTTTGCAGGCTGTCACACCTGCCTGTTGCTTGTTACGGTTGATTTCGAGCTGGGTCCACTTGTCGCGGAGTTTGGCCGGGCTCAGCACGTTACCGGACCAGAAGTTGTCCTGGCATGCCCAGCGGAACAGTACACACATGTCGCGATGGTTACGTCCGTCACGTTCACGCATCAGGCGGATATCGTTAGCCCACCCTGCAAAATTCGGTTTTCTGGCTGATGGCGCGATGGTCTTCACCATGTCAAACATCCATTCTGCGGCGGTCAGGTCTTCTGCTGTCCCCCACTTGCTGCCGCTCTGAATTGCAGCATCCGGTTTCACCACAGAAAGGTCGTTTTCTGGCTGGTCAGAGGATTCGCCAGAATTCTCTGACGAATAATCTTTTCTTTTTTCTTTTGTAATAGTGTCTTTTGTGTCCCCCTGTTTTGAGGGATAGCAATCCCCCAATTTGAGGGATGTTTTATCCCTCGTTTTAGGGGATTTTCCCTCGTTTTGAGGGATACACCATTCTGAGATGTTTTTATTTGGTCCAAACATGCCGCCTTGCTGCTTGATAATATTCATTCTGACGAGTTCTAACTTGGCTTCATTGCACCGTTTGACGGGTAACTTTGTAATCTCGCTAAGTTGAGAATCGGTGATTCTGTCCATTGGTTTATTCCATCCATAGGTTTTACGCAGAATGGCAAGCAGCACTTTAAACTGTCGCTTGGTCAGATCTGCGCCTGAATAAGCCTCAAGCAGCATATTTGATAGTCTGGCGTAACCATCATCGAGATCTGCCACATTACGCTCCTGTTTGGCAAAGTTACCTCTGCAGAAGTTGAGTATTTTTGCTGTATTTGTCATAATGACTCCTGTGGATTGATCCAGTAATGACCTCAGAATTCCATCTGGATTTGTTCAGAACGCTCGGTTGCCGCCGGGCGTTTTTTATTGGTGAGTCCATCAAGCGCATACTTAAAAGCCCTGCTAATCGGACTGATGTCTGATGCCATTCCGAAAGCACACAAGACCGAAGCAATAAATCTCCAGTCCGTTCTGCTTATCTTCGATTCATGACAGCCAATCATCTTTGCCAGACCGCGCTGGGTAATAGCTGACAGATTGATAAGTAAATCTGTTTCTGCGCGATCAACGTCACGCTGTGATAGTTTGCTGTAACTTGTTCTTTCCATTTCTTAAGATTTCCAATAGTGAATAGTTAGTTGAAAGGTATGCGTGGAAACGCATATGGCCTTAGTTGGTCAGATATCTTGGAACTCGCTTTTCAGCGACGTAGGACGAATGTCCGTTGTTACAAAGAGCGGATCCGCTTATTAAGCGGCTTTGTGTTCCGGCGGGAACACGTCATCAAGACTGACTTTTGCGCCTAACTTGTTTAGGCACGCAACAAGAGCACGGCATGTTTTAAGGTCTGGGAAGCGACGACCAGATTCCCAATGTCCGATAGCTCCCTGTGTGCATCCAACTGCCTTAGCAAGTGTTGTTTGAGAGATATTCAGTGACTCTCGATATTTTCGTAGGTTGCTCATATGCCCTCCATAGTAAACACGAATAAAAAAATACAATATGTACTTTGCGAATACAAGTAAAAATACACATTGTGCATGGATGGTTCCAGTACAGAGCGTAATAATAAGGACATGAAAATGAAATGGTATGAACTGGCTAGATCCAGAATGAAAGAGCTCGGCATAACTCAAGAGAAGTTAGCCGAAGAGCTAGGTATGACGCAGGGTGGGATTGGACACTGGTTGCGCGGATCTCGTCATCCATCTCTTAGTGATATTGGTGTGGTGTTTAAATACCTTGGTATTGATAACATATCATTCAACCACGACGGGACATTTTCACCTGTTGGCGAATACTCATCGGCCCCAGTTAAAAAACAATATGAGTACCCTGTTTTTTCTCATGTTCAGGCTGGGATGTTCTCTCCAGAACTCAGAACCTTTACCAAAGGCGATGCGGAGAGATTGGTAAGCACAACCAAAAAAGCCAGTGACTCTGCATTCTGGCTTGAGGTTGAAGGTAACTCAATGACCGCACCAACAGGTTCCAAACCCAGCTTTCCTGACGGGATGTTAATTCTGGTTGACCCTGAGCAAGCTGTTGAGCCCGGCGATTTCTGCATAGCCAGACTTGGTGGTGATGAATTTACCTTCAAGAAACTGATCAGGGATAGCGGTCAGGTGTTTCTACAGCCACTAAACCCACAATACCCAATGATCCCATGCAATGAGAGTTGTTCCGTTGTGGGGAAAGTTATCGCCAGCCAATGGCCTGAAGAGACGTTTGGGTGATGAAACCACTTTTATCTACAATTTACAGGGCGGTAAACATTGGCAAAAATAGATGATTATCAGCCAAGCCAAGTAGAAGTTGATAAAGTACTTTATTGTAAAAAAATAGTTAACTTTTCTGGCGTTAAATGGAAACAGAAACCAAGTCGCTCTGATATGTGGCTACAAGCCCATATCATCCCCTTGGATGAGGATTGTATACCTATACAAGGGCTAAAGTTTGAACTGAAATGGAAACCAGATCAGGATTCAGAACCTGATGACCCGATTTCTTACCCTAAAATAAATATTATTGCTTTCTATCATAACAAGAGGGTTTTCGCGGTAGATACCTATCACTTTGACAAACACACGAATAGTTACAAGGTCGATCATCCGAAGTACCAAGATATCATTTACGGTGCTCACTACCATGTATACTATGAAGAAGCTGGATACTATAGTGATAGAATAGCGTTTCCAATCGAAGATGACATAAACCCAGATGACCTGGTAGGGTATTGGAATTACTTCTGTAAACATCTGAACATAACTTACTCTGGGAGAATACCTTTACCGCTTGAAGATGAGTCGGGGCAAATGGGGTTTGGAATATGATGTGCTCAACAGTGATCTCACAACTAGGTTTCGAATGCCATCCAATAGGCAAGACCTTGAGAATTATCAGTCCATTCACTTACTGTGATGATGGAGAGCATGTCGGTGCCTTTATCCGTGAAGTCAATGGTAGGTATTTAGTTAGTGACAGATGCGATGCCTTAATGAATATGGAGGCAAGAGGGATCTCGCTTACCAAAAAACGACTTGATGAGATACGACAATTACTGCTTAAAGAAGGCGCAGAACTCAATGCTCGAGGAGAAATCATTGCTTGGGCAACAGAAAAGGATGTCGGTGCGATTACATCGAACATAATTAGAGCTGGTATACTCGCATCAACTTTGTCGTTAGACTGGTATCAGCCAGTTCAAGCTGAAAAGTTTGAAAGTATGGTTATTGATTATCTATATCACACAGAGCTTAGAGACGCACTTTCTCTTCGTGAAAACGTATATGGCTTGAGTGGACATCAAATTACCGTCCCTGTAACAATAAAAACCGACATACCTAAATACGTTTTTACATCAAGCGTGAAACACGGAGGAAGCTGGAATAGTGCTTACTCATTGCTTGGGAAACTAATTGATCTTAAAGCTTCAAGTGAGGAGTATAACAACAGATTTGTTGTTATAGACAGCGAAGCAATTGGTGATCAAATGCAACAACTCTCCTTACTCTTCCATGAATCAAGCCAAGTTCTACCATTCTCCAAAAGAGAGACTTGGGTTAAGAGACTTGCAGCATAATACAACCCGGCCTCAGCGCCGGGTTTTCTTTGCCTCACGTTCGCCCACCTAAAAACACATAACCAATTATATTTATTGAAAAATAAATAGATGCAACCCACTAAACCACGCAATTCTGATCTCTCCTTACATCGCCGAGGCAATACATCCACGCTAAAAAACAACACTATTAAATACAAAGCGTTATAAAAAACCACGCCAACTTACAACAAATTGTATTGATCTTGTAAAGTACATATCGTACTATTTAACCGTCAGCAGGACGCTGGAAGCCAAATGGAACAGACTGGCAGGCTCTTTAAACAACGTCGACTCTCGACTACGTGGCTGAAAAGCCAGATCACCCAACCACATAAGCTGTGGGATGCAATGCCGAAGCAACCGTCTCAGGAGGAGCTTCGAGATTGCATCGCCAAAGTTTATTCGGGAGGAATCCATGTCCAGAAAAACAGAATTTAAAGGCACCGCAGCTTCTCGCCGTAGAGCTCGTCGCGCAAATCTGCAAAGTCAGGAGGCGATCAGCTCCGACAAGCTACACAGGCCAACCCCTTCACGAGTGGTCTTGCAATGCAAGCTCAAACCAGCAATGAGAGCAGAAGTGATAACTCTGACAACGTTGACCAGAAAATATGAAGGTTCAACTTGTCTTCCGAACGTAGCTCTTTACGCGGCAGGCTACCGGAAATCAAAACAACTGACGGCGAGATGATAAATTCATTTGCTAATTACTTGTTTTTGCCATGCTTATCCTGAGCGATAAGTTCATCCATAAGGCTGTCTGCCTTCCCGGCAAACCTAATGTAGCACTCATGTCTATAGCTTTCAGGGATAACGAAACGGTCGGTATCAGGATATCCAACAGCAGGAGGCCTTCGAACGAGGAGTCCTTTTTTGAGCAATGAAATTGATTCATGAGCGCCCTTTTCCGTTTGTAGCTGGTTATTAGCGGCTACAGCGAATGCCAAATACGCTCTTTCTCCAAGAGTTAACGAATCAAACAAATCTTGCACATATTTTTCTTCTTTAGATTTGCGCTTCTGAGCAGCGAATACCTCAATTCTTTCAGTCACAGCGTGATAAGCGGAATTAACAACGCCGTTAAGCACATAGCTAACGCAAAACAACAGGATGTAATACATCCAGTAATGAGGAAGGATTTCTGGACTATGCAGGTTTATCCATTCTTTTACGCTTACCGGCATAACAATAATCAATATGATCAGGATGATTAGCATATGAATCAACTGTTTAAGTGTCATTCCTTGCAGGAAAAAATGCATTAGTTCCTGCCACCATGAGTTGTTCATCGGCGTTTCTCTTTTGCTCTCTGTAGGGGTGAATAGAGTTTATCCGATTTCTCGTTGTAGGGGTACACGAGAACCACCGAGCCTGATGTGGTTAAAAGACAGGCACAATCTTTACTACCGCAATCCACTATTTAAGGTGATATATGGAAGAAGAATTTGAAGAGTTCGAAGAGCATCCTCAAGATGTGATGGAACAATACCAGGACTATCCGTATGACTACGACTATTGATACAAATCAATGGTGTGGACAATTCAAACGATGCAATGGATGCAAGCTGCAATCGGAATGCATGGTTAAGCCTGAAGAAATGTTTCCTGTAATGGAAGATGGGAAATATGTCGATAAATGGGCAATACGAACGACGGCAATGATTGCCAGAGAACTTGGTAAACAGAACAACAAAGCTGCCTGATAGTGGCCTTTATTTTTGGCATAAATAACAGAATAAACACTGCACTGTGTATTCATTCCAACGAGTGAATACACGGAGCAATGTCGCTCGTAACTAAACAGGAGCCGACTTGTTCTGATTATTGGAAATCTTCTTTGCCCTCCAGTGTGAGGGCGATTTTTTATCTATGAGGATATGAATAGATGTCAAACATCAAAAAATACATCATTGATTACGACTGGAAAGCATCAATAGAAATTGAAATTGACCATGACGTAATGACAGAGGAAAAACTTCACCAGATTAATAATTTCTGGTCAGACTCTGAATACCGACTCAATAAACACGGCTCTGTATTAAATGCTGTATTAATCATGCTGGCGCAACATGCTCTGCTTATAGCAATTTCAAGCGACTTAAATGCATATGGTGTTGTGTGTGAGTTCGACTGGAATGATGGAAATGGTCAGGAAGGATGGCCTCCAATGGATGGTAGTGAAGGAATAAGAATTACCGATATCGATACATCAGGAATATTTGATTCAGATGATATGACTATCAAGGCCGCCTGAGCGCGGCGTTACCGCATACCAATTACGCTTCACTCGAGGCGTTTTTCGTTATGTATAAATAAGGAGCACACCATGCAATATGCCATTGCAGGGTGGCCTGTTGCTGGCTGCCCTTCCGAATCTTTACTTGAACGAATCACCCGTAAATTACGTGACGGATGGAAACGCCTTATCGACATACTTAATCAGCCAGGAGTCCCAAAAAATGGATCAAACAATTATGGCTATCCAGACTAAATTCACTATCGCCACTTTTATTGGCGATGAAAAGATGTTTCGTGAGGCCGTCGACGCTTATAAAAAATGGATATTAATACTGAAACTGAGATCAAGCAAAAGCATTCACTAACCCCCTTTCCTGTTTTCCTAATCAGCCTGGCATTTCGCGGGCGATATTTTCACAGCCATTTTCAGGAGTTCAGCCATGAACGCTTATTACATTCAGGATCGTCTTGAGGCTCAGAGCTGGGCGCGTCACTACCAGCAGATCGCCCGTGAAGAGAAAGAGGCAGAACTGGCAGACGACATGGAAAAAGGCCTGCCCCAGCACCTGTTTGAATCGCTATGCATCGATCATTTACAACGCCACGGGGCCAGCAAAAAAGCCATTACCCGTGCGTTTGATGACGATGTTGAGTTTCAGGAGCGCATGGCAGAACACATCCGGTACATAGTTGAAACCATTGCTCACCATCAGGCTGATATTGATTCAGAGGTATAAAACGGATGAGTACAGCACTCGCAACGCTGGCAGGGAAGCTGGCTGAACGTGTCGGCATGGATTCTGTCGACCCACAGGAACTGATCACCACTCTTCGCCAGACGGCATTTAAAGGTGATGCCAGCGATGCGCAGTTCATCGCATTGTTGATCGTCGCCAACCAGTACGGCCTTAATCCGTGGACGAAAGAAATTTACGCCTTCCCTGATAAGCAGAACGGCATTGTTCCGGTGGTGGGCGTTGATGGCTGGTCCCGCATCATCAATGAAAACCAGCAGTTTGATGGTATGGACTTTGAGCAGGACAATGAATCATGTACATGCCGGATTTACCGCAAAGACCGCAATCATCCGATCTGCGTTACCGAGTGGATGGATGAATGCCGCCGCGAACCATTCAAAACCCGCGAAGGCAGAGAAATCACGGGGCCGTGGCAGTCGCATCCCAAACGGATGTTACGGCATAAAGCCATGATTCAGTGTGCCCGTCTCGCCTTCGGATTTGCTGGTATCTATGACAAGGATGAAGCCGAGCGCATTGTCGAAAATACCGCATACACTGCAGAACGTCAGCCGGAACGCGACATCACTCCGGTTAACGATGAAACCATGCAGGAGATTAACACTCTGCTGATCGCCCTGGATAAAACATGGGATGACGACTTATTGCCGCTCTGTTCCCAGATATTTCGCCGCGACATTCGCGCATCGTCAGAACTGACACAGGCCGAAGCAGTGAAAGCTCTTGGATTCCTGAAACAGAAAGCCACTGAGCAGAAGGTGGCAGCATGACACCGGACATTATCCTGCAGCGTACCGGGATCGACGTGAGAGCTGTCGAACAGGGGGATGATGCATGGCACAAATTACGGCTCGGCGTCATCACCGCTTCAGAAGTTCACAACGTGATAGCAAAACCCCGCTCCGGAAAGAAATGGCCTGACATGAAAATGTCCTACTTCCACACCCTGCTTGCTGAGGTTTGCACCGGTGTGGCTCCGGAAGTTAACGCTAAGGCGCTGGCTTGGGGAAAACAGTACGAGAACGACGCCAGAGCCCTGTTTGAGTTTACTTCCGGCGTGAATGTTACTGAATCCCCGATCATCTATCGCGACGAAAGTATGCGCACCGCCTGCTCTCCCGATGGTTTATGCAGTGACGGCAACGGCCTTGAGCTGAAATGCCCGTTTACCTCCCGGGATTTCATGAAGTTCCGGCTCGGTGGTTTCGAGGCCATAAAATCGGCTTACATGGCCCAGGTGCAGTACAGCATGTGGGTGACGCGAAAAGATGCCTGGTACTTTGCCAACTATGACCCGCGTATGAAGCGTGAAGGACTGCATTATGTCGTGGTTGAGCGGGATGAAAAGTACATGGCGAGTTTTGACGAGATGGTGCCGGAGTTCATCGAAAAAATGGACGAGGCACTGGCTGAAATTAGTTTTGTATTTGGGGAGCAATGGCGATGACGCATCCTCACGATAATATCCGGGTAGGCGCGATCACTTTCGTCTACTCCGTTACAAAGCGAGGCTGGGTATTTCCCGGCCTTTCTGTTATCAG